CGCATTCATACCGCTGTCCGAGGTGCCTGACCCGCAATCCTTTCCTCTCGAGGAGCTGGCATGACCACCTTCAAAGAAGCCATCGCAGCCCGCGGGCTCAAGGAGCCCAAGCTGCACAGCGTCCGCTACTGGAACACCCGCCCGATCGCCGATCGCAGCAAGGTCTGGCCCGGCCGCAAGCCGGACACCGCCATGGCCTGGGCCTACCAGCTCAAGCCCAGCGAACTCACCCAGGCCTTCGCCGACCTCAACCAGACCGACGACGCCGCCGCCTACGTCCGTGCCTGGACGCGGCTCAACCACCTCAAGGAGTAGCAGCATGATCCCTCCCCTCCCCTTCGTCGCCAACCGCGTCGATCGCCGCTCTGTCGAGGAGCAGGTCGATGAGATGGCCACCCACTACCTGGCGGCTGCTGCCTGGACCGAGGAGCTCACCGGCGAGTGGGCGCCCGAGGCGCGCGAGCTGGCCCGCTTCGAGTGCGCCGCCTTCCTGCACCTGGCCCGCTGGAATATCCAGAGCTGGACCATGGAGCAACTGGGGCACGACTTCTGGCTGACCCGCAACGGCCACGGCACCGGCTTCTGGGACCGCGACATCGGGACGAAAGCCGCGCGCCGGGAGCTCACCGACCTGGCCCATGTCTTCGGCGAGGCAGACGCCTACGTCGGTGATGACGGCCTCGCCTACTTCTGAAAGGAGCGCAACGTGAAACTCAAACGAGTCGAGCGCAACGCCACCAGCCCCTGCAAGGTCATCTGCAAGCGCTGCAGCGAGATGCGTCGCGAGGTCGAGTGCTACGCCGACCTCGACGGCAAGCCGGGCGACTTCTACTGCCAGGAATGCGCCGAAGACATGGCCCCCGCCCAGGTTGATGGCCTCCTGGTCTTCGCAAAAGGAGGTTGATCCCTCGCCCCTGCCACTGCTCCCGCGGTGGCAGCAACGAGTGATTCCACTCGCAGGCGCTTCCTTACGCCTGACTCAACAACAGGAGATTTCCATGTCCGCCTACATCTGCAACCCCGAGCACCTCGGGATCCTCGCTGCCTACGCCGTCCTCAACGACTGCGCCGTCCATGAGTGGCAGCACACTCGCAAGAACACGCTCGAAGCCAAGATCGACACCGCCCAGCGGGTCGCCAAGGGCCTGGCCCGCGAGAACATCCGCTCGGTCGCCACCCGCTACCCGAACGACGTCGACGGCAGCCGCCCCGGCCCCGGCCTGAAGGACGCCGAGATCGAGGAGGCCGCGGCGATCTATGCCGCCCACTTCGTCGTTCATCCGCAGCGGCTCAAGCCAATCCAGATCCTGAAGCTGTCGCGCAGCCTCGACTACCAGTCCTGCGAGACCGACGACTGGAAAGACACGCTTGCCTGGCGCCAGCTCGACTGGATCAACGGCAACGCCATCCGCGACCTCCCCGGCTACGAAAACGCCGACTGGTCATTCGACCAACCCCTGCCCGAGATCGTGGCGCTTTACCAGAACGTCTAACCCGAAAGAAGGAGCATGACCATGCAAGCCCTCCGCAATGACCAGCTTCACCCCTCCGTCTTTGCCTCCGGCCACGCCGGCAACCTGTCCGAGAAGTACCGCTTCGTGCCGACGATCGACGTCGTCAATGCCCTCCGCAACGAGGGCTTCTTCCCGGTCTCCTGCGGCGCCAGCCGCTCCCGCGACGAGGACGGCCAGGAGTACGTCAAGCACCACATCCGCCTGCGCCGCGAGCAGGACATCAACAGCAAGCTGTCCCGCGTCGGCCAGGTCATCCCCGAGCTGGCGCTGACCAACAGCCACAACGGCACCTCCGGCTTCATCCTGGACGCCGCCCTGCACCGCCTTGTCTGCAGCAACGGCCTGATCGTCGCCAATGAGCAGGGCAGCCTCCGCTATCGCCACAGCGGCAAGGACGACCTGGTCGGCCGCGTCATCGAGGGCGCCTACGAGATCGTCGAGGACTTCCCGCTCCTCGCCGACAAGGTCGAGGCCTGGTCCGCCCTGCCTCTCACCGAGGACGAGCGCGAGGCCTATGCGAAGGCGGCGCGCACGCTGCGCTTCGAGGAGGACAGCCCGGTCACCCCGGCCCAGCTCCTGCGCCCGCGCCGCTACGGTGACGCCCGCATGGACCTCTTCACGACCTACAACGTCGTGCAGGAGAACCTGATCCGCGGTGGCCTGAAGAGCGGGCGCCGCAAGACCCGCGGCATCACCTCGGTCGACCGCGACCTGAAGCTGAACCGCGCCCTCTGGACCCTGGCCGAAGAACTGGCCAAGCACACCCACTGATTCGCAACGAGCCCGCTCCGGCGGGCTCTCTTTTTGGAGAAGCAAATGGCAATAGTTTTTCCGGCGATATGCAGGAACGTAACAAGCGGAGCCCTCCGCCAAGCAAAGCAGCACGGAGCGACCACGGCCTGCAAGGGCCTCTTTTCGAGAGAGGGAGTGGATCGCTTGGCCTTACGAGTCGATGCCTATTTTGATCACAACGAACCAGCAGGAGCCTATATGGACACCCTTGAAAGAACCAAGCAGCAATTCGAAGAAAACACGGAAGCCGTATCCGCCAGCGCCAGGAAGCTGGTTGAGGTAGCGGTAGAAAGCAACAAGCAGATAGCCGGAGTCACCGGGAAATTCCGCGAAGGAACCGAACGGCTCGGGGTGGCTATCGACAAGCTCACGAAGGTAGCCGGCCGTGGCGACTTTGCCCAGTTGGTGAAGCAAACGGAGTCCCTTGTCGACTCTCTTGAAAGGCTTGCTGCCCTCGAAGAAAAGGGCCTCCTCGACAAGGTAATCAAAGCCATGTCCCACTGATTCGCAACGAGCCCGCTCCGGCGGGCTCTCTTTTTGGAGAGCAACAATGACTACCGAACGGATTGAATTGCAAGAGCCGGTTGATAATCTACGCGGATTCAGCGTGTGGCTGTGCCGAGAGGATTGGGGTCACGTCATAGACGGGTTGATTCTTGAGCGCGAACGGTCTTTGCAGCGCAAGGCGTCTAACCCTGAGAGTAACAGCAACTACATTGCGGACAGGTGCGCGGATATTATCGGGGTGCTGAATCAATCTGCCAGCATCACAGTTAAGCCCGCGCAAGAGCCGGTAGCTGAAACACGTATAAGCTCAAGAGCAAGCGACCAATCCCTAATCGTAAAGTGGTGCTCCGCCTTACCGGCAGGAACCCTGCTCTACGCCGCCGCGCAGCCAAGCGCGGAGGTCGAGCAGGCGCTAACAAAGATGATTAACGCTTTAGCCAACATTCGCCTTTTTGCCGCGCGACATCGTAAGGAAGAATGGGCAAAAACAATCCTACGGTTTTGCGCGGAGGGCGGTGCAGTAGGATCCCCGTTACGCGACGCGTAACCAAGCACAAACATCAACACTGCGATGAAAGGCAAGCCGTGAAGCCCAACAACCCAGAGCACCTGTTCAACAGTCACCGCCGTTGGTGCAGCAACCACATGGGCGACGCCCCCGTAACAGGGGGTGGCTGGCTCGTCAGTGGCAGCAAGCGGACCCGCCGCTGGCTGTGTGGCACCTGCCTGGCACGCAAGACAGAAAGAGAGAAAGCAGCATGAGCAAACACATTCCGGCATTCCCCCGCCCGGTCAGTATGGACATCAGGACTGACACCTTTGCACCGGAGCAAGACGGCATGACCCTCCGCGACTACTTCGCAGCGAAGGCGATGCAATCTTTTCTTGACCGGAACAACACCAGCACGGCCTTCCCTTCTCTGGCTGCAGCGGCCTACCGCGTGGCAGACGTGATGCTTGAGGCGAGAAAAGAATGACCCCGGACGACATCAGCCGCGTGATTGCCAAATATCACTTCAAGCAGCGCACCGCCCAGGCCGTCCAGTTTCATCTCGGCGGCCTGACCCGCGCTGATGCCGCCCGCCAGGCCGGGGTCCATCCCTCCGTTCTGACCCGTGCCATGGCCCGAGTCGAAAAGGTGACCCTCTGCCCGCACTGCGGGAGCCGCGTCACGGTCCTTGATATTTAAGGACGTCCATCACCTTGGCCTGGCTGGCACCTTTGTCAGCCAGCGTCAAGGCGACGGTTTCTTCCTTGGTCCCAGCGGCCAGGATCTGATGCACCGTGACCCGGTGCTTCTGCCCCGAGCGGTCCAGCCGGCTCACCACCTGCTGATACAGCTCCCAGTCGTGGAAGACATCCACCACGGCGATATGGTGCCCTCCGTCCTGGAGGCCATCCAGACCATGCCCTGCACTCCCCGGCTGCAACGCCAGCAGAGGGAGCTCGCCGCGGGCAAACCGGTCCAAAAACCCCTTCGTCTTTACCGTAGCAAGCCGGTCCCCATAGCGGGCCTTGAGCCTGGCCAGCGTCGGCCGGAACCAATAGACCACGATCAGTGGCTCACCCTCAAGCTCTTCGATCAGCTCGTCCAGGGCGAGCAGCTTCTCGTCGTGCAGGACATGGTATTGCCTCTCGTCGTCGAAGACCGCCCCGGTGGCGATCTGGATCAGCTTGTTGCTGAGGACCGCTGCCTGCTCGGCCGTGACCGAGGCGTCGTCGACGGCGATCGACCATTGCCGCAGCATCTCATGGTATTGCGCCATCGCCTGCTCCGGCAGCGTGATGAGGCGCTGCACGGTCCGTGGCGGCTCGACCTCGCGCCAGGCGTCCGCACGCACGGCCAGGCAGATGTCCTTGATCTTCTCCGCGACCTTGACTGCCGCTCCAGGCGCATTGACCCAGGACCTCGCCTTCCCGTTCTTGTCCGTGAAGGACGGCACCATGAACCGCTTGCGGAACTCGCCGACCTTGTTGCCCAGCCGGGTGCCGAGATCGAGCAGGCGGACCTGGGCGAAGAGGTTTTCCACCGACTTGGGCGACGGGGTCCCCGACATCAGGGTCAGCCTCTCGACCAGGCCCTGCCGCCGGAGGTAGAGGAGCGCCACGCTGCGCTTCGACTCGATGTTCTTCCAGCTGGTCGACTCGTCGCCGATCACCATGTCGTAGGGCCAGTCCTCGCCCAGCACCTTGGCCAGGAGGTAGAGGTGGTCCCGCGAGATGACATGGATCCGGGCCGGGTTGCGCAGGATCCAGTCCTTCGTCTTGCGCCAGTCCCGCGGACGGGTCTCGTGCCGGCTGACAGCGACCTCGGCCATGAACAGGAACCAGCGATCGTCCTCGCTGGCCAGCTGCTCGATGATCTCGCGCGTCTCGTCGCCGAGGATCGCGGTCGTGGTTGTCTTCCGGTACAGGTCGAAGAGAGCGACGTCCAGGTACTGGACCGACAGGTGCGCGGTGTGCTTCCACTTGCTCGCCTCGCGACTCCAGACCTCGCGGGCGACCAGGTTCGGTGCGACCACCAGCATCTTGCCGTAGGGGATCTCGAGCGCCGCGGTCAGGGCGGTGACTGTCTTGCCCGAGCCAGGCTCGAGGAACAGGCCGCAGCCTGGGGCCCGCTTCATCAGGTCGATCCCGGCCTCCTGGTAGGGGCGCGGCTTGAACTCAAGCACGGACCCGCTCCAGGGAGCGCTTGATGAACACGGCGATGTCGGCCTCCGAGGCGATGAACATGGCCAGGTGCCCCTTCGCGGTGAGCATCTCCGCTTCGTCGATCTGAAGCTGGCTGCGCCGGCCGCCCTTGGGCCGCTTCAGTTCGGCATAGGTCGTGACGCCGTTGTCCCAGACCACGAAACGGTCGAGGACGCCGGCGTGCCCCGGGCTCACCAGCTTGCGCGCGATACCGCCATGGCGGCGGCAGGCCGTCACGAAGGACCCCTCGAGATCGACCTCCTTGCGGTCGTCCTTGTCGAACGGATCAATCATTGAACTGATCCTCCACGAGCATGGCCTGGCGGCGGTCTTCGGCTTCCTTGAAGGCCGCCAAGAAGTCCTTCGGCTCGGTGCGATCCTTATAGTAGCAATAGTTGACCTTGCCGAAGATCTTCACTTGCTTGGAAGAGCGGACAAACCCCAGCTTCTTTAACTGGGCAGCAAGGCGATGGGTGCGAAGGCGCATCCCGTTCTGGGTGAACAAGACATCAGCAAGGAACCACGGGGAGACCAGGTCAGGATAAACACCGAGGGCTTGCTGCTCGATCATGTTCGTGACGGCGATCTCCTCGTCCGGTGTCGAGAGCTCGACCACAGCATTGCGGGCATCCGTTATCGGTGCGCGGCCGTTGGGCTTGAACTCCGGCGAGAACTCGCGGGAGATGAGCCAGGTGTAGATGGCGTCGATATGATTGTGGATGGCCTCGAAGGCGCGTTCAAAGTAGGTGTCCGAGTCGAGGCCGGTGAGCGCCAGGATTGCTGCTTTCAGCTCCTCGACAGTCCCGAAAGGAGACCAGAGGATGAAGTAGCGACGATCGTTCTGGGACAGAGGCATCCCGTCTTCGAAGTTCGTGAAGAGAAGGTAGTTGGTGGTGTTCGGGGCGTTGTAGGGGTCCTTGCCTTTGCGGTGGACTTCAATGACGTCGTTGGTGATGAAGGGCTTGAGTTTGTTGCTGACGTCGTATCTGTTGTGCCCGTGCATCTTCAGCTCCTCGATCACAGTAAAGGCCTGGTCGGAGCCCCACCCCGAGAAGTCGCTGCCCTCGAGGGTCCCGCTGTCCAGCTTGCGGGTGTTGGCCATCCCAAGGCACCCCATGACGATGTCGCCGATCAGGGATTTGCCGTCGCCCTCGATGCCCTTGATGATCGGCGCCCAGCGGATCTTCACGCCGGGGTGTTTCACGCAGAAGCCGAGGTAGTCGAGAAGCAGGCGCCGCTCCCGGCGGTTGGGGATAAGAAGGGTGAAGTGGTCCTTGATGATCTCGATCGCCTCGCGGTCGGCCTTGGTGAAGGACTCGAGCTTGGTCGGGAGCAGGTCCATGCGGAACCGGTTGAGGTACCAGACGCCGTCCATCATGTAGATGTCGGCATTCTTGGTCAGGGCCTTCTCGCAGGCGACAGCGGGGTTGAAGCCGATGCGATCGACGACGGGCATGCGCCAGACGTCAAGGACCATGCGGCTCGCCGGCGGGACCTTCCCGTCCTCGTCGGCGAACTCGACCATGTGCCGTCCGTTGGCCAGGTTGAAAGCCTTCTCGGAGAGGGTGACCTTCGTATCCCGGTGCATGAAGCACTCCTCCTCGTTGATCCAGATGAAGCCCTTCGCCCAGTCAGGAGCGGACGGGTGCATCTCGGCGAGAGGCCGCTTGAGCATGGCCCTGACGTCGGCAGGGCTGTAAGTCGTGCCGTGCATGACCTTCTTGAACCGGTCTCGTGCCCTGTTGGCGATGGCCTTCTTCTCGTCGCTGGTCAGGTTCATCGTGTCGCGGAGGTTGTAGAGATAGCTGACGATCGCAGCCTCGGTCGTCAGCCGCTCCAGCTGATTGACGATCCCGGTCAGCCGGTCCTCGGTCGCTGCCTGAATCTCCGGCAACTCCCTGACCCAGGCCGTCATCGCCCGCTGCGACGCGAGCTCCTGAAGCGGCCGGTTCTCGGCATCGAACTGCTCGAAGGCGTCGCCCTCGACCTTGTCCAGGTCGCCGAACTTGAAGACGCGGACCAGATCCCAGAGGTTGGTGATGCCCTCGAACGGCCAGGTGTGGTGCGAGGCCCCGACGTGCATCTTGTCGTCATGGACCCAGACGCCCTCCGGGGTGCCGCCACCGTCGAGCCAGGTCCAGCGGCGCTCGGTGGAGCCCGGCTCGAACATACCCTCGAGGTGCTCCGTGAGGACGGTCTCGACGTCGAAGGTCTTGTGGTAGAGCCCGATCAGGTTTTCCTTGCGCGAGGGATCGACGAGCTTGGTGTCGCTGCCCATGTTCTCGCGCAGGGCCGAGGGCAGCAAGGGACCAGGATCGAAAGGAGCCGCGTCGCGCTCGCCCTGGTGGAAGCCATAGCGCACGGCGACCGGGTCCGGGACGCCGTCATCGAAGATCGGGTCCGCGGTGTAATGGACCTGGACCTGGCGGAAGACGGCGCTATCGACCATCTTGCTGGGCAGGGCCTTGGCCCAACGGAAAAAGGTAGTCGAAAGGTGCGCCTCCTCAGACCAGAACCAGACGTGGCATTTGAGGATGCCCTCCGCCTTCTCGGTCCCGGCCGATGAGGAGAGCTGCCAGTGGTAGGAGCAGCCCTTGAACATCTCCAGCCCGGCGCTCTCGAGGAACTCCTCGATCGCGTACTCGACCTCGGTCACCGGGTCAGAGAAGCCCGGGCGGAACTTGTCGATGTCGATCATCAACCAGTGGTGTGGCACGTCGCGGAAGCTGAGATTGGTGCGCCGGTAGGTGCCCTCGACGTCGGCCATCTCGGGATTCTCGGTCAGCTGGCCGCGGATGACGCAGCACTTGCGCTTCCCGTGCAGCTTGGTCAGGAGCGCACTCAGCTCATGGATGTTGCCGACCGGCTCTTCGCGGGAGCGGAAGCTCAAGGCGTTGTCGTAGGCATCGACTCGGCCGTCCGCCATGAACCGCTTGGTCAGCATCGGTCCGACCGTGGTCAGGACCGTGACGAAGTCAGTCATGCAGCGGCCCCCATGGTGTAGGACTGGGCCCACCATGGAGGAGCGAAGACGAGGCCTTCGCGCGCACGGGTCACCGCTGTGTAGAGCCAGCGGCGCACGAACTCATCGGCGGGAAGACCGTCGTTGTTCGCAGCCATCTTACGGATCGTCGTGCGTTGATCGAAGACCGCGACCTCGGGCCATTCGGAGCCCTGGGCTTTGTGTGCGGTAAGGCAGTAGCCGAAGGTCATGCTGGCGGCCAGTTCCTGGGGCATGTCGGGGATCCGGTACCGCTCCTGAATATGCGTCGGTTGGTCGAGGAGGAAGGGCTTCATGGCGACGAGGAGATTGGTCGTCACATCGCCCAAGTCGAGACGGGCTTCAGCCAAAGAGGAAGACCCATCCCATTCGAACCCCAGAACTATCGCCGGAGTCCCGTTCAGGAACGTGTCAGAGTAGTTGCTCGTCCCGATCACCCGGTCCCCAGGCTGCGGCAGCGGACTCGTGAAGCCGAGGATCTTGCGCACCGCGGTGTTGATCCGCTGCCGCTCCTTGTTGGTGAAGCTGATGCAGGTGCCGCCGCCCTTCGCCCATTCTGTGAAGTGCGCCTCCGGTTCGAAACCACGGAGCAGCGCTTCGGCTTTGGGGCTCTTGGTTCTGATCGCCGACGCCAGCTCGAGGATCGGGCTGCCGGCACCCTGGCGCAGGACCTGGGTCAGCTCGTAGTCGGGGTTCTTGGTGCAGAAGTATCCGGCCGGGTTGTCCGGGTCATTGACCGGGGGCAGCTGGTTGCGGTCACCGACCAGGATCAGACGGTTGCACATCCGCTTCATCTCGCGGGCCATGCGCGCCGTGACCATGGACGCCTCATCAACGATGATCGTGTCGGAGAAGGTCAGCTTGTCGCCGAGGTTCTCCGGCTTGACCAAGCCGCTGGCGATCGCATCCTTGCACGGGATGAAGCGGACTGCCGGATTGCCGTGCCGGTCGAGGATCTCTTCCGGGTAGTAGAAGCGCTTGAAGAAGGTAGCCGCCGGAATCCCCTTGCTCTGGAGGACCTGGGCGGCCTTGTTGGTGGGGGTGCAGACGGCCACGGGGGTGTCGATGGCATCGACGAGCGCCGAGATGATGGTCGTCTTGCCGGTGCCTGCCGCGCCCGAAAGGACGGCGAAGTCAGAGGCATCGAGGACGGCGTCAATCGCCGCGCTCTGGTCTTGGGTCAGGTTCATGGACTACTCCAAAGGAAGGAAAGGATAGCCGCGCTCGCGGCAACTAACACACAGGGTCGAGCTTCAATACAGCCGATGGAAAATGTCCGGCCGCATCATTTCTCTGGTCAGGAAGAGCCCCTTCTGCTTGGCCATGGCCTCAAGCTCGGCACAACGCCCGGCGGGGATGCCTCGCTTCGACCATTGGCAGACGGCGCCGTGGGTGATGCCCAGGTATTCCGCGACAACAAGCGGTCCGCCTAGCTTTTTGATGATGGTTTCAGGTTTCATAACTCGCACAGGGTTGGGGAAACTGCCCTTGATGTTAGCACGCCTATCTTATAAAATGGAAGTGGGGAAACACAACAAAGGAGACAGAAATGAAAAGTGAATTGTGGCAGCGCCTCAAGGCAGCCCGTGACTACGCGGACAAGCGGCAGGAAGACATTGCCAGGGTCTGCGGAGTGAGCCGCGGAGCAGTCGCCCTCTGGGAGCGGCATATACCTGAGAAGCGCACCCGCCCCGACGTCCGCCAGATCCAGCTCATCGCCAAGGAGACAGGGGTCCCGGTCGAGTGGCTTCTCAACGACAACGCCGACGCCTCTGACGTGTGGCGCATAGGGGCCGAGGCAAAGAAAACCTCGGTGCCTGCAAACCATGTATTCACAAGGGACAAGAGCCTTTCGCTGTTTGCCAATGCGGTCGAGTTCGAAGTCATGCAGCGTGCTCCTGAGAGGTTGTCAGGCCTGGGCGCCGCGATCGGTCCCGTCAGTCTTGACTTCGTCTGGGGCAAGCACCTGGTCGTCTTCTCCCAGGGCGAAGACATCGACAA